TCTGTGGGCCGTGTCGAGATCGAATCGACAATCAACATTTTATGAGAATGCTGCTTTAAGTCCAGTTTAAGCTAACGGCCCATAGAAACTACTACATATTAAATTTTAAAGAACGAAATATATTAAGCAGCGGGAAACGTATTTCCATCTATCATAAATAACACACGTTATAATGATAGTGACTTCACTGCTTAAAATTATAAAATTAGATTAAGGATTTCACGGCGAGCTAATTAGGCTCAATAGATTTTTTAGATCCTTCCGTTCAGCCCATATACGCATCTTTTGCTAAAAGGATTCTAACCTCAGATGGGGCCATCTATCTTCTAATTTAAATTGTAAAAGAACTGAAAAAATTGGTGCATCCGGTGAGATTCGAACTCACAACCAACGGCTTAAAAGGCCGCTGCGCTGCCATTGCGCCACGGATGCATTATTGAAAGAACATTGACAATCTATCACACTTTCTTCAATTGTCAAGCGGACTTAGCAGAAACTTCAAACTACCTTCAACTACCTGCTGCATCCAAAGAACACGATCAATTTATCATACTTTCACTGATTGTCAAGGGATTCTTGATACCTTCTGGAATTTCTGTGATCCCCGCATGAATCTCACCGTGACAATTCGCACAAACCAAAATACATTTTTTCAACTCATTCACTAATTCTTCATCTGATTTTCTTTTTCTTACTATCGCATCTGAAATAGTAAACTTTTTATTTGTACCGGGAAGATGATGAAAACTCAGTACGCTTTGACACTTATCATAAGAACAAATTTGACATTTGCCGCCAAACTTATTTCTTACTTCTTCTTTCTTTGCAAATCTATTAGTCTTTTTAAAAGTCTTAGATCGATTTTGATGGCTTTTTTGATAACCTAGATCTATGTAATAAGAAACTAATGTTCTTGAACATTTGAGAAGCTTAGAAATTTCATTTCCTGTTTTGCCCTCAGATCTTAATCTGAGGATTTCTTCTTTATACAAACTTCTTTTCATAAAAATTGGAGCTTCGCCAGAGACTTGAACTCTGCTCTGAGGTTTACAAAACCTCTGCATCGCCATCTATGCTTGCGAAGCTTGCTTGAATATCTTACACTATTTCTTTATAGTTTCTAAAGCTTTACATCCATTAGTAGTAATATATCTAATACTATCAATACTAATAAAGCCTTTACGAATTAAATACAATTCATGATCGCGCTGAATCGCGGTTCTTGACAAACCAGTTTTTGCAGCGAGCATAGAAAGAGTACAGCTACCTTCTTTACGCAAGATATTTAATATCTGCCATTCAATTCTATTTAAACCATAAGGTAAAATACCAAGAATAAAGAAAAGCTTTTGTGCATCTTCTTTTGTGAAGTCAGTTATCTCGTATCTATCTGTATATAACTTAACCTCTTTAGCGCGAAGGACGCAAGACCGTGCGTTACCTCTGGATGTTTCGGACAACATTGAAAGAGCATCTTCATCAAAATTAATATTTGGCAAAGACTTTTGAAAGATCTCTCTCAACTCGCTGGCATTGTAATCTGCAAATTCAATCGTCGTCAATCGATCACGCAACGGAATAAATAGCTTATCTGATTCAGTTGTCGCGAATATAAAATGATGCTTCTTGAAATTGAAGATGTAATTATTTTTGCCGCCATTATATTCTATTACATGATCTTTCTCTGTAGATAGAATAGATAGTAGTGCATAACTAAAATCTCTTGGCAAACAATGCGCTTCATCAAAGAAACAAATAATTTCTTGATCTTGAATGTGGGGCAGAAAAACTTGTTCGAAAAACTGATTCCCCGATTTAATACTAGAACTATTTAGTTCAAGTAGTGGCTTATTAACTCCGGTGGTGTTATAAATGTTCTTAGCAAATTCGCGAACAAACGCGGTCTTACCTAAACCTTTTGCACCAACGAAGTTTAAAAACGGTACAAGTTCAGTCTTAGCGTGAGCTTCCAAATAAAAGGAAAGCTTGCGTTTAACTTCTTCTTGTCCAACAAGTTCAGCGAAGTGATTCATTACTGAGAGATAGTAAACTCTGCAACAGGCTCTTCGTCAAGCTGATTCAGAATGTCTTGAGGAATCGAATCACCGTCCTGAACCGACGCTGTAGGAACGTTGCTGTACTTGCCATACCAAACACGGCCAACAGTAACAGTGGCATTCACATCGTTGTTAAGCTTCGCGAGAAGCTCGGCCAACGTGATTTCAATAGTGGAGGTTGCACCAATGGGGCGACCACGACCTTTTTTAGCTGATGGGTTTTCCATACGAGATGACTTTAGCAGGTTTTTAGAGGTTGTCAACGGCTTACGCAAGATTTTTTGAAAAAAGTGAGGAGTGGGGACGAAAAAAGACCCGATATCAAACACAAGCTTGATGCGCTTCGGGTCTTGCTGTTTTTTAATCAATAGATCAAAGTTTAAACAGTTTATGTTGCGCTAATATATATTACACTATTTATTCATTTTCACGACAATTATCTTCTTCTTCATCATCATCTGTAAGATTGTTGTCTATTTCATCTGCATAATCTTCGTAGCAAAATATGCAAACTATCTTTTTACCGACTTTTTGGTAATCGTCGTTTTCAGTGTCGATAAATTCGTTGCAGTATAAACATTTTTTCATACTTATATTCTATTTGTACATATCATACAAGTAAATGGGAAAAAATAAAACATTATTCTTTACTTTTTGCGATAAACTTATTATATACAAGTTTACCTAGATTGGCGGCGAACTTTCTGGCTTTTCTTTCTGGTAAATCAAATAGATGAGCATGAAATACTTCTTCAATCAATACGTTAAGTTGGCGGCGAGTTAATAATCTAGGATCAACATGAATTTGAGGGTTTTCTATTTCTGGAGAATCGCACAAACCAGAAGCGTTTTGTCGCCCTAATGGTTTATTATAATTAACTGTATATTCTACACCCTCGAAATTCTTGAATTTCATACTTCGTTCATTTTAGATAGACCAACGATATAATTCAATGGATTTTTAGCTCCGTAACGCTTTATTGTTTTATTTGTATCGAAATCGTTTCTTGAGATAACGCCTAGTAGTTCGATATCAATTGCATTTTCTGCATTTACTGTTAACGCTTTTAAGATTTTTTCTTTATTTGTTCTCGCTAAAATGTATTTTTTTGGCTTTTTAGAGTCAAACTCTGTAACTTTTATTTTTAACTCTGGTTCGCCATAACCATAATAAGTTATTGTTTTAATTTCCTCACCATCAAAATCTTCAGAGTCTCGTACTTCATATATATTTTCATCAACAGATCGATTTGTGTGCTTGGCCCACGCATATTCGCCAACTATACCTATAAAATGAGGCAAATAGTTCTCGACTGGATTATTAAGATCTCTATCCATTAATATTCCAGTATTTTTTATATTATCTGATTTAGCATCGTGCCTTTTTTTAGCCAAAGCTAATATGTAATTTATTTCTTTTTTTGTAATTGTTATAGTTTTCATTTAATATTTAGACCAGCCTCCTGACCAATAATCATCTCCGTAGTGAATAAAAATTTCTTCTTCAGCATTTATTTCTTTTATTGTTTTTATGCAAATACCATTACTTGTAGTTACCCATATAGCATTATTATTATCGTTATGATTGTAAATTGAGATGTGACCCAATGCAATAACATAATTATCTTCGTTTTTAGGAAAAGAAAAAACAATTTTTCTAAGATTTTCAGGAGTATCTTGCCATTTACTAGCCCAACAACTGCTAAATGGAGAATGTTCCACTATGACATCAGCACAATGATGTATTTTTGTAAAGACACCAAGACCTCGCGTAGTATTTCTAATCTCTAAAGAAGAAGAAATAAAATAATTCATTTGTTTTCTAAGAACTGTTTTAATCTTTTTTGATTATCTGTATTTAATATTATAAAATCAGACCAAGGCTTTCCGTATCTAAGGATTTGCCAACACCATCTTAATCTTTCTGACCATCTTAAGATTCTGCCATCCATTCCTCTTTCAAATAGACTCAAACACACTTCTTCTTCGCCTTCGAACTTCTCGACAAGAAGTCCATGACTAAAACAATCGCAAATAAGAAATGCCGAATCTTTTTCTTCTTTCATTCTATTCTGATATTTCTTTCTATCTTATAAAGCGTAGTAGATAAGAAAGATAAAACTTTAATGGTTTTAAAGAATATAAAACTAACGCTGCGATTATACGGCTTTACAAAATACTTGTATTTCCAAGTCTGTCTAAATTGATAGTTTTCTTTATTTTTCTTGGCAAACTCGGCATCTCGGATCTTTCTTTTGGCGTTTTCATTCGCTTCGAAATTAATAATCTTTACTGAAGATATTTTGCCGTTAATAAATACAGCTTCGTAAGTTATGAAGTAATCATAATCAGTCTTATTAGAATCAATAAAATCATAAAATTGTATTGTACAAGTATTGGTCAAAGGTTCAAGCCAAGTCTTTATGGTTTTTAAATGACCTATTTTACTTAGGAAGCCTTCGCCATTTGGATCTCCTTCTATCCATTCTGTATCTCGACGTTCAATAAGCAATTGACCATCTTTATCAATAATATAAACATCTAAAGCGCATTCAAAATCTTTAGTTTGAAAGCCATGCGAACCAGTATAACCTTTTGGGTCTTCTGGCATTGGCAATGGAAAATAACAATCTACACTATTATACATTCCCATAAATTAATTTCCTTTATTTTTAAACTCTTGCACATCATACAAGAAATTGCGAAACAACTGATAATCCTCAATATCGACTAAAGGCACTCCATTAAGCTTGTAATCTTTAACATAGTCCAAGATGGTATCAACATAATAAGATGGAATAATAATATTCTTTCCATCATACTTTAAATCGTCACTTTGAACAAGTATCTTGTCATTAATATTCTTCATATATAAATCTTTAATCATTTCGTTTATAATAATCTATGCTTAGACATAGTCAAGGTTAATTTGATAATTTTTCAATATTACCTTCAGTGTCTGAATAAAAAACCTCATTGACGTTGTATGACTTAATTAAGCTCAAACAGCCGGGACACGGTTTACTGTTAGCTAAACGGCCTTTCCTGTCAACTCTAAGAACGATCATAGAGTGATCGTCGAGATTGTCAAGCCCTGATTTGAGAATGACATCTAACTCCGCATGAGTACCAACGTATCCATCGTGATACGGATGTTTCGCGATTTTGGGGTGAGTTCTTTTTCTATTCCAACCAATTTTAACTATCTTATTTTTCTTGATAAGAAAAGCTATATGAGAATTGTTTACGTTCTTCCAATTGGTGGGGCATAAAGCGTGCGCGGTTTCAACCGCTCGTTTCAATATTCGCAACTTCATTTACGACCAGATACGATGTTTTTCACGGATAACTTCTTTTCCATTTATAGCATCGACCCGCCATTCAACATCATCTGGTATTTCTACAATCTTTAATGTAGTATACAAACCATTGGCTTTAGCACCAAGTTTTTGCACAGCTTCTACAAGTAAAGGATGACTTCTATCATTATCAAAAGCATAAGCATTTATTTGCGACTTGGCTTTTGGGTTTTTTATCTTTTTTTGAATAAGTGATATAGCATCAGCACTTATAGCAAAATTACTATAAGAAGTATTAATTACGACTTGCATATATTGAAATTAGTTTTTCGAGTTCGTCACAGACGGTTTTAATATCTGCGGTTAATTGGCTAGGTTGGATTCCGACTTCATCCATCGTGCGGTCATCTTCTCCGGTACGCCATTTATTGTATGCGCGAAGACGTTCTATAGATTGTTCAATCATGAGTTAAATAAAAATTTGGTTTAAATATAGCTTGAATATTATCCAGATAGTAAAAATGTGCCACACGTTATCAACAACGATTAATGACCACGGTGCAAGAGGTGGTTTTGTGAAATTCTTTTGCCCTATAGTTCTCATGTACCAAGGTATTAATTGCCATCTATCTTGTATGTAATGTGTTATAAATAAAACGATAAATGCTGTAGGGTTCCATATAGAACCCATTAAACATACGCAACTCGCCCAAATTAAACAGTGAAGCGCACAAATGTAATTATCTTTTTTCTTGTTTTCAGCGATAAAATCAAATTGCAGCAGATAATCTGCTACTAAATGTCCTATGATTGCTGAAGTTAAGTCCATTACATCCTCGCTTCTATATCATCTATCGAACCATACTCATTATAAATATAATCAAACAGCCAATCTTCGGCGTAAATAGTTATATTTAATTCTTTTGTTAGATTGTCGTATAATGCGTGCTGTTTGGCATTCATATCTCTGATTTCATCACGGGTTTTGCAAATCAGTTCGTATTGTTGGGGTGTAAATTTCATTTCCAAAATATTTGAAGCGCGACTATACTAGCGCAAAAAAATAACAATGTCAACGTCTTTAAGTTTAATTTTTCACCAAAATGATAAGAAGTTAAAATTGTAAATAATACTATACCGATACTGAATGTAAGTATTCTATTCGGCCAAATTAATCCGTTAAAGTGTTCATTGATTAGTTTGATTGCGCGAATAGATATTAAAGTTGATGGTACGCTTATCCATATTAAATAGTATTCATACTTCTTAAACCATTCAGATAAAAATTGTCCATGTATTTGATACCATCCAATTACATAAACTAAGCTAAGTAATAATATTGCTAATAGTAGTTTCATTTATATCCACAGCATATCCATGTGGTCTACGAATAATTGTAAACCTTGTTTTTTACGAGTTTCGAGTTGATCGCATGTTTTTGTATATTCGTCCCAAGCTTGTTTTGCTTCAAGAGTTCTTTCTCTATTGAAGTAATTTTTATCTTTAATGTCCGAACTACACGATTTAGGAAAAGGTGCATACTTATCAGGATCGATAATATAATCAAAAGCAAAAATCATTTCATCCAAAATGCGATTGATTTCTTTTTCACCGATCTTTTCCGCTTTTTCTCTATCTTCATCTTGTAGATTGTCATAATTACTAGGCAAAAATTTCATTGGGATACCCATCTTACCTTTTTTCTTAAAATATTGCAAACGAGGAACCATATATTTAGCAATATTAGTTTCTAAAGAGTAAACTTCATCATCGGAAACTCCATAACGGAATTTCTGATATTGGCATTTGATCCACCAACGCAATTCATTATAATTTCCTCTGAGTCCCCATCCAAGTCGATAAGGAAGAAAATCAATAAACTCATCTACATATTTATTATAAATATAATAATCATTAGCTTTTCCTTCAAACATCTTGTCTAGTTTTACTTGTTGATCATGCCAGTCTTTAAGACGTTTTTCTTTTTGTTCTAGCGTTTCGAAATCAAATTGTAATTGATAGCTCATAGTGTTTTATTATAAGAATCAATATAAGATTCTATATTGTATTTTCCTATGGGATTCATAGAATGCACAACATACGGTGGATGTTTAATTCCACGCTCCATACAGTAATTTACTAACCATTTAGCTGCGTCATATCCTGTCTTTTCCTTATAAGAATCATAAGGAATATCATCGTTATTTAAACCGTGGCCGTAATGAATATCTGCTAGATCGTGATCGTAACAAACATACTTTGGAACTTCTCTTCTCAACGTGATTAAATCTACAAATTCCTTGTAGCTTCGTACAACAGAATAATGTTGATCAACTGGTATGTTAACCCAAGTGACATCGGTTGGGACGCGAATATCATCAAGCCATAAATTATACATAATTAAATAATCCCTTTTTTATTTTAAAGTGAACTTGATGAATAGTCAAGTTTAATTCGTTTGCTGCTTCTTTTATTGATTTCCATATCTTTAAGGTTTTGGGGCATTTGATGCTCCTCCATCTCCAAGGAGCTTCAGTAAAATGATTCTTTTTGTATTCAATAAATAAATTTTCAAAAGACCAAAAATATCCTTTTGCGCTTTTAGTTATTTTTCTACAGCATCCAGATATAGCTTGGTGTTGAATTCCAGTTTTATTTTCAGCATCTAATAAAGAATCGTATTTTTTTATAAAATTACCTTTTAAATCAAATTGATAAACAGTTTTATATTGAGATTCTGATATTTTCTTTTTGCTTTCTGAAGTATGTTTATGACCTAAATGAGCTAGACTCATATTTCGGCGACTTTCGTCTGTATGCTTTAGTCCTAAATTCGAATAAGCTGCTGGGCATAAATTATATCCTTTTTTTCTGTCAGAACTTCCAAAAAAATCAATCCAATATTGTTCTCTTTCTTGAAGATTATTAACGTCAATAAATTCTACAACTTCCCAACTAAAATTTTCTTTTCCGTATTTTTTATACGCAGCAAGCAAATGTTCATTATAATGTTTTTCTCTATTCAAAAGAGTTCTATGCGCTTTCCATCTTTTTCTAATATTTTTAGAACTACCAATATAAATTTTTTGAGTTATTTTGTTAGTTATTTTATAAATTCCGCTTTGATTTAATGGACTCTTTATGTTCACTAACTATGTTACACTCAAAAACGAAATTATCATCAAGAAAAATATTATATTTAGTTATCATAGCTCAAATGCGGCAATTGTATGTTGGAAAGGGTTGCCTTCTATATTCTTTACTAGATTTAACATCTCAGCAGCAATCTCTCGGATTTCTTTCTGAGCATCAGGCTTGTTGCGAAGCTCAAGGAAGTGATAAAAACTGCGCCAATTAAACATAACGTCAGCTTGAATTTGAGAATTATAAGCCTTAAAGAATCGAGCAGATTCCTTAGCTCGCTTGCGACCTAAACTTGGTTCAAGATCTTTAACGCATTGATGATAAAGAGTATTGCCAAGGTGAGTGTAATCTTCAAGTATTGTAGTCCATTTACTATTTTGGACTCCTTCTTTATCAAAGGTAGATTCAATATCTCCCCAATCACTAGGAATCAAATACTTATCTTCCTTTATCTCCTTGTACCTAGCAGACTCTCCATTAATAGATACGCCGACTCGATGCTTAAGAAGATGAATGTGACTAGCAATATCAGTATCTACTAAGAAGTGAATGCTAGACTTTTCAAAGGGAGTATGATGCCCCGCATCAGCGAGCATCTTAAGGAGCTTAGGGATTCTATTAATTTTATCTTCATTTAAATCTCGGCTTGTAGAAGTCCAAGCTGAACAAGCATGAACTTGATCATTGCCATAATAGCCAAGCAACTGAACTTTGTTGTCGTTTTTATCGTTAATCATTTTACTTTATCCCTGCTTCAACGTAAGTCATAGACACTTCCTTGTTATTAATCAAGAATTTACGATTAGATAAATGAGCTTGTGCGACTTTGTCTTTATTTTCTCCATTGTAAGCTACTGCATAATGACTAATAATCAACCAATCATTAAGAACAGTATTATCTTTTGGATTAATAATTTTGCCAAGCAAACGTCCAAACTTTTCTTCGCTGTCACTTAGTACAGTCTGTAGGATAATTTGACCTTCGCATTTGTCAATGAATTCTTTGACTTTATTTTTACTGAGAGTCCCGAAAACTTTTTCTGCCTTATCGGATGTTCGGCTTTCAGGAGTGTCGATCCCAAGAAGACGTACACTTTGATTGGACAATACTACATTAAATCCTAGATCAAGATCGACATTGATAGTGTCGCCGTCTATTACTTTATTTACTTTTGCGTGATATTCGAAAGGCATAAATTATATATTTGAGAATTTTTTTATTTCTAACTTACCGTTGCTAAATACTATATACTCATTTAGTCCGTTGTCAATGCAAAGATTGTCGCAATCTGCTGGATTCACATTGCCATCTAAATGATGAGGATTAACTCTACCGTTTTTATGATAAGTGTGACCAACGATTTGTTTTAATCCTTCAATAGGTTGAAACTCTTGTTTAAAATCTAGCCAAACAATTCCTCCACCTTTCTTGGGACCACCTCGACTTCGGCCAGCATAATAAAACCAATGATTTTGATCTGTCCGTAAAGCAATGTTTGCGCGTTCTATTTCTTTCACAAAAAATAGATTCAAGTCATCATTATTTTTAACAGATGGATCTATGTAATCAGAAAACAGTCCAGCATGAGTACAAAGATAGTCATCAATCCAAAAACGCCATTTGAATTTGTTGGTAATATTCTGACGCTCAGATCCTAGTATTTCATCGATAGCAAAATACTTTCTATCTTCATATCCACTACATATAGTATAATGATTATTGAATAAATAATGCAAATCATGATTACCAAAAAGAGTATAATTATTTGGCGCAGATAGATATCGCATCAAATAATCAGCAGTCTTTTTGTAATCATCGGAATCGTCCAAATTAAAACTATCAAACCAATCGCCAAGACAAATATTTATGTCTGCCGATTCGTGCTGAATAATCTTATTGAACTTCTCAATGTTATTGTGAAGATCAGAAAGTAATACTATTTTCTTATTGTGACTATCGAATGTCATTTCTAAATTGTGTTTTAAAAGGATCAATCGTTGGTTTGCTGATTATGATTCTTGTATTAGTTTCGTTTTCTTTAACTTCTAACCATTTGACTTCAAAGTCGCCTTTTTCATTTCCACTCATTTCTAGCGTTCGATCATTAACATGAAAAATAATACCGTGGACATGGAGCTTAGTAATGGGCATGCTAGTTCCTAATCCAACGTTATCTGATCCTCCAATACCAAGATTGCCATTATTAAGTGAAAAATCTTTTGACGGTTGAATATTCTCTTCTGCTTTGATTAGAGATGGAGTCGCTGCTGCCGCTACAAAACCGCCGAATATAGATTTAAAGAATCCCTTACGAGTGAATTTCATACTCATATATTATAACTTTACTTGTCATAATCTATTTTTCCAATGACGTTTATGCGAAAAGTATTAGTTACTTTTCCATCATTAGAACTGGTTATAATGTAGCTCTCTTCAATCGTACCGTCAAGAAAAAAAATAATTTTTGTTGCAGATGATTCTATAATTTTTAAATCGTTAGTTATTGCGGCGAGTTCATCTGGATTCTCAAGAGAGTTTATAGTGTATTCTTCATCGAAAGATAATTCAATATCTTTTTGATGGTATGCTGCTTGATGACGTTTGTTTATTAAAAATGTTTTTAAATTCTCTCGCGCTTCTTGATACCTGTTTCCGTTGAAAGAATCAAAATTAATAACAATCGCGGCAATTATTGATAATAAAATCGTAGTTGCCAATACTATCTCTATAAGAGTAAACCCTTTGGATTTACCAATCATTATATTTTGGTAGTTTTTCTAACTCTTTTTGTCTTTCAATAGCTCGTTTTAAAATGGTTTTTAACTCCATTAGTGCTGTCTCGTAAGAAACACAAGTTATTTCTATATTATCGGTGACATATCCATGATGTAACACTCTATATTTTGGCTGCTCGCCATAAGACCAGCGCGTTTCTATATACCAATGACAGTCTTTATCTTTATGGTGATCGCCGCTAATAAGATCGTGCCATTGTTCAGATAACTTTACTATATCTTTTTGTATATCAGTCATGAATATCTATGTGTCGAGCGTTAAGTTCATCATACAAAATTGTATGGATGGTGTCAAGAGCTTCGCTCACATTTTCGAAATCATTACCGTGCTTGCGGTAGCTTCTTAATCTTTCAGCAAGATGGCAAATTACTGCATGCATATCAGCAGATTGATTTGCTATCTCAAATTCTTTTTGATCTTCAGGTAGATTGAATTCTAAGATTGCTTTCATATTTTAAAATTTGTTCACCAATGTATTTAGTATACGCAGGAGGAATGGCTTCAGTTAATTCCCAACCACGACCTGCCCAAGGCATATCCATTACCTTGCGCCAAACATCGATTGAGCCTTTGCGACGACTCTTGCCGGTAACGCTCATGTCGCGATAATCGATGCCATTATCTTCGGCGTATTTTTTAGAATATCCACGTTTAGTAATGCTTTTTAATTCTGCAACTGGAAAATTACATTCAAAATATCGCGTTCTTTCGATTGGCATATTAAACATATAGCCAGTTAACTTAAACGGTTCTATAAGATATTCTTTTGCGCCAGCAACGTTTTCAATAATATAATATTTACCAGTATTGATTAGCGCACTGCGAACTGGCTCAATTAGTTTTGGCGTGTCTTTGCCTTGAGAGTAATGAACGTAGACTGAATCAGGCTTTGTAGCGTTACTATATCCCTGACAAGGAGGTGATGCGTGAATAACGTCAAATGAGCCAAGAAACTCTTTATCTTTCAGGATTTCCATTACATCTCCTTTAATGAATTTAAAAGGATAACTAGGCTGATCTTTAATATCAACTCCGGTCACTTCGAATCCTGCTTGGCTGTAACCCATGCTGGCTCCACCAGCGCAACAAAATAAATCAAGTAATTTCATAAATTTGTAAAGGAAATGTAAAAATTGTATCTTTTTGATTGTTTAACGTGTCAATTATTGTAGATATGAAATATCTACTATCAATTATCGCGCTGACTCTTTCACTCAGCGCACAAGGTAAACCAGAAAATCCTCCCGGTCAAGGGGAAAATCGTCGCAAACCTCCTGAAATTTCGAAAGAATTTCGAGAAGAGATGCTAAAAAAATACGATACGAATAAAGATGGAAAATTAGATAAAGAAGAAAGATCTAAAATTTCCTCTGAAGATCGCAAAAAGGTGGGTCCACCTCGCAGAGGACCAAAAGGCCCGCCTTCTCCAAGAAAAAATTAATAAAAAACCCACAGATTTAACTCTGTGGGTTGTTTGCTTATATCAATAATTACTCAGAAACTGTATTTGAATCGTTGTCAGAAGCAGCTTGTAGACGATCTGCTTGAGCGTTGATTACGTCTGCGGCTGCTTGAATAGCCTCTTCAGTAGGATGTGGAGTGTTTAGCACCTTTACGGCCTGATCAGTGATTGAAGATAGGCGGGTGATAGCGTCTTGTAGGTTAGTTAGTGAGGACATAATATGTTCTATTTGTTTTTGTAACGATGCTTGCTTATCTGCGATCTCTTTAATCTGTTTATTTTCACTTAAAAATATAGATTTAAGATTTTTTAGAAAAGTATTCATCATTAAAATATTTTATATAAAAAATTGAATTTGTAAGTCACAAACAAGTTAATTATTCACACTTTTTAAAACCCAGCAGTATTGCCGATTGTGTAGATAGTGTTTTGTACCATCCATGTTTTTCGCAAAGATGTCCTTTGCCGCCAGTCACTTCACAAGTTTTAGATGAAAGTTTCGCATACTTGTCAATCATAGCAGAGGTCACTTCATTTCCGCCGCTCGCATAAAACCGAAGTCCTGCAAATTTCTCCTTGACTTGAGCCGCGACGACTTGTTGGCAACCAGAGTTATTAATTTCATGTTGCATGTCTTTGCAAAGATCAAAGATAATATCAAACCATCCATCATCACATTCAAAATAAAAATTCTCCTTAAAGATGTCAGGAAATCTATTAATTAGTTTATCGCTATTCTTGTTAGTCATTGTATTTATCTTTTTTGTTTAAATCAAAAGGGTTTTCGTCTTGTTCTTCGATTTCTCCAAGACAGTCTATGCAAACAGAACAATAATTCAAATCTTCTAAAAATGCGGTTTTTTTGCCGCAGTAATCGCAGTTCATTATAGAGCGGATAATTTAAGAATTTCGTCTAAGCTCTCTTTTACTCTAATTGGATGCATGGTACTATTTTTAGTAAAAATCAGACTATGAATATGAGACTGTTCTACATTAACAACCATATCTAAATTAATGAGTTGAGGATTGTATTGTCTATTAGTTTTATTTACCAAGTCGTCATGACCGGGATCTAATACGTTTAATTTTACAAAGTGAGCCATATAAAAATAATATGCGGTTTCAAGGATAACCGCAAACCTTTTTAATTAAAACCTGCGAGGCTCAGGAGCGCGAAAAACTTCTTGCTCTTTACTCATGTCGCCTTCGACATAATAAATTACGCCGTTTACAGATTTAGCGCACTGCATAGCCCAATCATACGCTTGCTTCTTTCCTAGCGCAAGATTATAGGCTGACTGATACGCACCATCTCGGTCTCTGACAATATAACGCTTGTTCATATTAAGAGTTTTGAATTAGAATGTCGTGAATTAGATGACGAGTCTTATGGTCAAGAATTCGACCAGTCTCGTCCTTCGGGAGATCTGTAACTACCTTATCAAAATTAAGTCCAAGCACAGAACTCATGCACTTAATCTTTCGGTAGATGCCAATCTCCTTGTACTTTAGAATTGACCACAATGTGTCAACTTGTTCTGGAGTCGCCTTAGTAATTGCATTAGTCAAGGCAACTGGTTGTGTAATAACATCAGTCTTTTCACTCATATATTTTATATTACTGATCATCAGACTCTGAACCGATAGTTACAACACTGTTCGACAAAGCAGTATCATCATCTTCCTGAACCGTAAATTCTAGGTCCAAACAAATATCCTTGATTTCTTGACAAGTGATAAAAATACCCTTTAGACGGGATTGAATGGATTTGAGAGTAGGAGGCAATCCAGCCTCAATACGACCCTCAACGTAATTCTTGATAGCGAGATAAGTAGAATCGCTATAGTTGTGGCCTTCACTGATATTGCAACCACAATCGTCATCGACGCTGATTTCTTCTTCAGTGTTGTAATAAGGCTCATTGAGCGGAGCTTCAGTTTCCTTAACGCGCTCGAAAGGAACTTCACCAATGACCTTGTACTTAGAAACGCGAAGCTTCTGGAAGTTGCAATCAGTAGGCACACTAACTGCATCACAAGGATTAAATTCAACCATCATTAGATGGCCGTCGTTACCAGCCCAATCCTTTGCATAGTCATAGCTGCCAATGTGCAAGCCATGAGAACAATGATTGTCTTTGTTATCATCAACACTGTTGCGAGCGACTTCAATAGTTTCGCCCACCTTATTAAGAATACAACCATTCTTATTTACAGTACCAGTGATAACAATGGTATTAGTATTACCACGCTTTGAATAATAATCAGCATCAACGCCTTTATATCCAATAACATTGCCAGTCTCAGTCAATGGCAAAGTCTTATAAGAAAGAAAAGTGTACAACTGATCAACACTGTTCTTGCTAGGATTGAACATAAGCTTCTCAATAAAATTGAGAATAGGTTGAGCGTCCTTAGCTCCTGAGCGCAAAAACTCAAGCAGCTTATCAATTACAAAACCCTTCAGTTCGTAATTGCCGTAATAAACCTTTTCAGCGACAACCTTGATGCTGCCGTGAGAAAAATCTTCAATCTGCTTCTTGATATCAAGAAACCGACCAATACTGTCGTATTCTGCATTAAGCAGAGCGTTCTTCAATCCGGTATAATTGGGATTATCCGTATTCACCGTGTACGGTTGACCTTCCCAAATGACCGTGATTGCGTTGCTGGTGACAATGTATGCTGGCTTGTTCATAATATTTTTTACACCTTAACCGTTCAACTATGCTAACTCAAATTTTCGAAAAGTCAACCGAATTTTGCTGGTTGATGAAGGAAATGTATGCCTTAAATTCAACTTCATTTTTATTGCGATCAGTATGGTAAAGATCGGAGTGAATTTTAAGCATTGGATAATTTTTATAAATTTCTTCAGTAGCTTCTTTTAAATATTTTCCGCAGATAGAAATTGGAGTTTCATTATTGTGAGATATATTAATTTTAAGAGCTTCCAACGGATACCGCCATTTTTTAATAAATTCAGCAAATTCAAGCGCACCTGCTTTCTTAAGAAGTTCTGAACAAAATTTCAGCTTGTAATCGTATTTCTGATAAGTGATAACGTCTCCAACCATAGAAACGAAAGTCATAATATTATATACGTCATCAGTCTTGCAGGAAATGTATTCAAGAGTCAACGACTTAACTTCATCAGAGCAAGCGTTCCATTTGTCTTGGACATACTTAATAACATCAACGAAGTCAGCGCGGCTTTTAAATTTACTAGTTATGGCTATATTATTTGATACTCCATAAACATTGATCTTAAACAATTTACTTACATCGTATAAAAAATGAGTATTGAGTTTATTCTTTTCATAATAAAAATGCGAATACTGATTGATGGGCTTACCGTTAGAAATAGGAAAATAAAGTTTAACAACAGATGCATCGTTTATCTCTTGAGAATAAGAATCTGAAGAATGAAGAACGTGTCCATCAACCTTGTAAAAATAACTAGGCGTATACGGACTGGTAGAAGCTTTCTTATTAGAAGGAAGCTTAACAGGAGTCAATTCGCTTAGATTACAATAACCAGACTTAACAAGATCAAATCGATTAACTTCTTTAAACTTATCAACGCCATTAATAGTAGCGGAACTAACGATTGATTCATCGTGAGCGATAACGATTATGGTTTTATATTTTTTAGCTAATTCATAAAGGCGAGGAACAACTTTAGTATTATTCGGTAAATCATTAAATACAATATAATAATTTTTATCATTAGGAACAGTATAGCATTTACTAATAATTACGCGATCACCAGATAGAGTATAAGTTTTAGTATAAACAGGAATTCTAGTAGCCCTACCGTTTTCTTCGTAACTGACACGATTAAAAGTATAAGTATCAATTTTATACCCTTTAAATACAAAAACATCTTGATCTTGAAGTTGGTCAAAAACGTTTCTAGGAAAAGTATTTTTAATATCAAAATAATAACTCATAGCATCACGCAAACAATCAAATTGCGCGATCTTATTCTTAATCGAATCCGTAAACTCTTTACAGAAAGCTTGATAACGAGACTTCAAATAAGTCTTAGTAGTCTTATTATACTCAAGTGTTTCGCGTGAGTGATGCAGCGAAACAGATCCAATATCAGCAATAAAAACAAGCTTATTAAGATACTTAGCCCATGCGTAATCCTCGCCAATCTTAAAATCAACAAGCTCAGAATTAATAGGATAATAAATGCCGCCCATTACAATACCCTGCTCGCCAACTGAATAATGATTATAACTGTTAAAAGATTTGCGAATCTGCCAATCATTACCAGAAGCAACAATCTCAGGCTTGACAATGTGATTTTGAATATTTAGAAACGTAGGAAGAACCTCAAAATTACTAAAGAATGAAGCGATTTCTTGATTGAATTTATTTATATCAGCATTCGCGACTCCGACAGAAATACAGATACCATTACATTCAGTAGTATGCC